GTTTTTCCCTATCGATCTTTACCCCACACACGGCCTGGACTAACGAAAGTTACCCTACGCAATGCAAACGTGGAACAAGATACGGGAAATACATACTCTTGCCGTTTATTAACCAATATATTTTGTGGATCAATGTGGAATATGAATAATGTCTACCAAACTCTCTCTAATGGAACTTCTGGACTCGCTCGCTCGATTTTTAAATTCAACTATTCTTTTATTAAGTCGTTTTGTAAACAACTTAATCTCCCTCTTTCGCCTTCTTATCGGATTTTTTCTTTTTCTCCAAACTCTGGAACTTGGTGTTCTAATTTCCATGAGTATGATGTCTCTCTCTCTTTCTTTGGCTCTCTTCCTAATATCATTTACGATCATTCTCGTAAGTGTTTTTATTTTATGGATTTTTTTAAGTTTTATCAACTCACAGAGAAGCATACTCTCCGATTCGCTAAGGTTAAATATGGCTGTTTATCTATCTCTATTGCTTTTGTTCAAAACCCCCCTCTCTCTTATTCTTCTGATTTACCTCCTTTAATGCTTAAATATTTATCAGAGGCTGTTCATGATGAAATCATAACAGCTACTGATGCTCGCGACTTTTTTCTCGTTCTGAAACCATCTTCTCGTTATCGTAACTTTAAATCTCAATCTTTATATGGAGATAACGAGGAGCCCCAATCTACTAAATCTTCTTTTGGCATAATGGATGTAATTACCGGTGCTTTTAAAGGCGTCGGTTTCTTATATTCTCTTGGACTTAAGCTTGTTGAATTTCCATCTCTTTTTACTCGCACCGGCGCTTTTCTGAAAAGTTTAAATAGTATCCCTCTTTCTTTAGCTTCTAATCCGTCAGCAATAATTTGTTTTATTGCTGCTCTTTTCCGTTTGATGCACGATCTTTCTTCCGCATTTTCTTTATCAGCAATTTGTTTCGATTTCTTACAACTCTTGGCTCCTTTATGGGGCCATGCTTCTTTTAAATCTCAATCCGCGACTACTTTTCTTAAGATTCTTTCTTCTTTTATCGGTATTCCGTCTGATATACATTCTCTTTTATTAAAATTGTATAAATGTGCGGAATCCCGACATTCTCCTATAGTAAAGGCTTATGATATTATTTTATCTCTTCTCTGTAAAATATTGTCTTTTTTTTCTTCCTTAATTAATAAGTCTTTCCCTGGCACACAACTGGCCTTATCTTTTTCTAAATTAGTCGATACTATTTCTTTCTCTACTGTTATATATGAATTCGAATCTACTTTGTCTGTTTTTTTAACTAAGTTTAATAAGGACCAATCTATAATTCACACTCCCGATTTTCGCAAAGAGGCAGAAGAACTTAGTAAGAAGCTTCACGCATCTGAACAGTTTTTATCTGCTATTTTAAGACCTGAATATAA